GGCTCGGAGATGTGTATAAGAGACAGAATCATGACGGTCGGCCGAGTCGGCCTCTTCCTGGATCGACCGGTCCCAAGAAAGAGAAGCGACAGAGCGGTAGTAGCCGGCAAGCCCTACTGGCTCTGCATCAAAGCCGAGAACATCATCAACTGGTACGTGGAGCCTCGAGACAGCTCGCCGGCCGAGCTCGTTCACGTGGTCATCAGGGAGACGTCGGTTGGCCGAGAGGACCTGACCCGGACCGTCACGGAGCGGTACCGAGAGCTCTTCCTCACCGACGAGGGCATCTACCAGGTGAGGCTCCACGAGAAGGTCGACGAGAACTGGATTGCGGGCGACTGGTTCGTACCCAAGCGGAACGGCATGGCGATGAACTACATCCCCTTCGTGGTCGTCAATTCGGCGAACACCGACGTGGAGGTTCAGCAGCCGCCTCTCCTCGACCTGGTGAACGTGAACCTCGGCCACTACCGCAACTCCGCTGACCTCGAGCACGGGCTCTTCCTCACCGCCTTGCCGACACCCTGGGCGAGCGGAGTTCCTGAGGACGCCAAGCTGAAGATCGGACCGAGCATTTGTTGGAAGCTCGCCGAGAACGGTCGTGCTGGCATGATGGAGTTCAGCGGAGCGGGCCTCAAGGCCATCCGCGAGGAGATGACCGCCAAGCAAGAACGGATGGCCGTCCTCGGAGCCAGGATGCTGGTGGAGGAACGCAAGTCCGGCGAGACGGCTACGGCAGCCAAGATGCGGCGGTCAGGCGAGTCGGCCGTTCTCTCCACGGTGGCGAGCACCCTCAGCCAGGGCCTCACGATGATGCTGAAGTGGCACGTCTGGTGGGAGGCTGCGGTTGCGATGGAAACCGTCGAGGCGATCGTCCGGCTTAGCCGCGATTACGAGAACATCAAGGCCACCCCCGAAGAGGTCAAGACGATGCTCTTGGTCTGGCAGTCGGAGGGCGGCTCATTCGATTGGTTCTACAGCCAACTGGAATCTGGTGGTTGGGCACGTCCCGGAGTTTCCGCCGAGGACGAGCGCATGACCATCATCAACGAGGGTGGCGGCGATCCCGCGGCCGAGGAGATTGAAGGTGGCGATGACGAGGCGTAAAGCGCATGCGGCAGGGCGACGAGCACTCCGCCGGGCGAGGAAGATCGAGGACCCTCTGAGCAAGCGAGCTCTGGCCCGCCTGGAGGAACTCGCCGGTGACAACGAGGCGAAGCTCCACGGCTGGTGCATCGCTGCTTGGCAGCTCCGCGATTCGGGTCAGGTCGAGCACTGGTACATGGCAGCCACCCTCATCGCACAGCAGGCCAAAGCTAGTGCGGCGTAAGGACTACACCGAGGTTCATCGCATCGCCGATCGGCTCGAGGGCGAGATGGCCACGGCGGTCAAGAAGGGAGCGGCCGAGATGGCCAAGAACGTGACCATCGACGAGCTCGCCAACGCCATCAGCCAAGGGTCAGTGAGGAAGGCTTTAGCCCTCTTCCCCTCGGCTAAAGAAACCAGACAAATATTTCAACCGCTAGGCGACCTGTCAAGGGTCGGATTCTTCCGTGGAGGTCGCCTAGCTCAGAAGCTATTCAGGGCGAAGTTCCGATGACAACAGGCCCCAACTTCACGTTCAGCGGCTCACTGCCCGAAGCGGAGGCCATTGCTCAGCGATTTGCGGCTGAGCTCGTCGTCCAGGTCTCGGCCGAGACCAGGGCGGCGATTCGCCAGGTGATCGTCGATGCGATCGCCCAGGGCATCCCTCCATACGAGGCAGCCAAGCTCATCGTCGGTACCCTCCAGGGTACTGGCCAACAAGGTGTTGCCGGCCTCACGGTTCGGCAAGCAAAAGCGGTGGCGAACTTTCGCCGCCAGCTCATCAACGTCGGCGTCCCGGTTGTCAAGGTCGATGGCAAGGTCAGCCGGTACGCCAAGAAGCTTCTTCGCATGAGAGCGAGGAACATTGCCAGGACTGAATCCATGTCCGCGATCAATCGCGGCGTGAAGGAAGCTTGGCGCCAAAACAAGAAGGCTCTGGGCTACCGTGGATTGGTAGAAGAGTGGATTGTCACACCGGATGACCGGCTGTGCCCAGTCTGCCTACCGCTCGACGGAGTTCAGGCCAATGACGAAGGCAATTTCGCCGACTATTCCAATCCACCAGCACATCCGCAGTGCAGGTGCACAATGGGTCTGGTCGTGGGCACCGGCGCGGTAAGATGAGCACCTCGCCGGCTCTCTATGAGCGGACTCCAGTAGGTTGATCCAAACCATGACACTAGCATTCACAGTCGAAACTCTTGACGGCCTTCCTGAGGGCGTTGCCGGTCTCTACACAGAGGCATCCAACGGCACCGGCTTCCAGCTGAATGTCGATGGCCTGCCGGGCGATCCGAGCGATGGCCTCAAGAGTGCTCTCGACAAGGAACGTAGCGCCCGGCGCGAAGCCGATCGTACGGTCGCCCAGCTCAACAAACAGTTTGAAGGCCTTGATGCCGAGGCGGCGCGAGATGCGTTGCTGAAGATCAACGAGCTCGAGAGCCAAGATCTCCTCGGTGAGGGGAAGTTTGATGAAGCGGTGGCCAAGCGTACCGAGCGAATGAAAGCCGAGTACGAAAGCCAGGTGGGCGAGCTCACCGGCAAGGTCAAGGGCCTCACCGGCCAGCTTGAAGAAGTACTCATCGACAACGCCATCAGGACAGCCGCCACGGAGTCAGGCGTTCTATCTTCCGCCGTCGAAGACGCGATACTCGCTGGACAGCGAGTCTTCAAGTTGGTCGACGGCAAACCGACCCCCGTCAACGCAGACGGTCAGGTCGTCTTCGGCAAGGATGGTTCCTCGCCCATGAGCATCACCGAGTGGATCGGTGAGCGCAAGAGCGACAAGCCACACTGGTACGGAGACTCGAGCGGCGGCGGTGCTTCTGATAGCGCCGGCGCTGAGAACGGGGCCGTCACGATTACCCGTGAACAGGCCAAGGATGTTGCTCTCTACCGAGCAGCCAAGGAAAAGGCAGCCGAGCAAGGCGTTCCCTTCAGGGTGACCGACTAGCTCATAACTATTTCTCTCGTACAATCTGGGAGCGGGCGGCGGGTGTGATGCCCGCCGCCTCAGGCCGCGACGGCAGCAACCGGTGAGACTCAAACCTCATAAGGAGTTGCCCAAGTGAGCAACACTCTTTCTGCATACGATCCAATTTTCTATGCCCAGGAGGCTCTCGGATTGCTCGAGAAGTCGCTGGGCATGGCTTCACGTGTCCATCGCGGATACGAGAAGAGCCCTCAGGAGCCCGGCTCCACCATCACGATCCGCAAGCCCTCGACCTTCACGGCGCAGAACGCCCCGGGGTCGGCTGCTGATGTCACCGCGGAGTCGGTCAGCATTTCCCTCGACCAGTGGAAGGAAGTTCGCTTCGCCCTGAGCGACAAGGAACTGGCCTACACGACCGAGCGGATCATCGACGAACACATCCGCCCCGCGGCGTATGCGCTCGCGGACCAGATCGACCAGAGCCTCGTCGGCTTGTACGACGATATTCCGTGGTACGCCGACTTCTCGGCACCTGCGGCTGCGGGCGACATCACGTCGGTCCGTAAGATCATGTTCGACAACAAGGTTCCGATGACGCCTGGCATGCTCCACTTCATGGTGGACGGCCAGATCGAAAAGGAACTCCTGGACATCTCCGCCTTCAGCCAGCACCAAGGTGCCGGTGAGGCTGGCGTTGATACCCAGCGACGTGGCTTCCTCGGTCAGAAGTACGGCTACGAGTTCTTCGCCAACCAGAACGTGCCTTCGCATGTCTCTGGTGTGTCGGCCGACGCGGCCGGTGCGGTGGACCTCGTAGCTGGCTACGACATCGGTGACACGACGGTCCACATCGACGGTGTGACTGACGGTGGGACGGCTGTGGTTGGTGACATCATCACCTTCACGGGCGACACCCAGCAGTACGTCATCACCGCCGCAGTCACCTTCTCCGGTGGTGAGGGCGATGTGGCCATCAGCCCGCCGCTGAAGGCTGCTCTGGTCAACGACCAGGTCGCGACGATCACCCTGGGTGGAACGCAGGACCAGTGCCTCGCATTCCACCGGAACGCCTTCGCTCTGGCGATGGCTCCCCTCCCGGAAACGGGCGACGGCATCGGTGCTCAGATCACGACCATCAACGATCCGGTCACCGGCCTCTCCATCCGCGCTCGCCTCTACTACGACGGTGACAACTCCAAGGTTGTCGTCGTACTGGATTGCTTGTACGGCATGAAGACCCTCGACCAGAACATGGCAGTCCGGGCTCGCAACTAAGCGACCCTGACGCCCTGAGCTAGTCCGTACGACTTGGGGTGTCGAGCGCAGTGCTCGGCACCCCTCTTCGCGGACCAGGAGAACACCATGAAGACTCGAGGACGACGCTACGTTGTGCCGGGCTTGATTCGAGTGACCAAGGCGAACGGCGCCGAGGCTCTCATCCACCCAGACGACTTGGACCCTGAAGGTCCCTGGATGGCCGTCGTCGAAGATGCGGATACTGAGCAGGACCAGGAGGCCGATGAGCCTCAGGGGACGCCTGGGGAGCCCGAGGACACCTCTGACGAAGTCGAAGACACCGAAGAAGACGAGGCCGACGAAGAAGCCGGCGATTATGCTTCGTGGACCGGTGCCGAGATGAAGGAAGAGTGCCGTCAGCGGAACATCCCAGTGTCTGGTAGCCGAGCTGAGTTGATCGAGCGTCTCGAGAGCGACGACTCGGCCAACGCTGGCGACGAAGAGGAATAGACCATGGCGATCGCGACACTGGTAGCAACTTCAGGGGCGGCCAATGCGAACTCGTATTGCACCATCGCTGAGGCTGACCAGTACGACGACAATCGCCCGGCCGCCGCTTCCGCCGACACCTGGACCAACGCGAGCACGACCGAGAAAACGGAAGCCCTCCTCTGGGCGGCTATCCTCATCGAGGCGTTCTTCACTTGGACCGGCACGGCAGTCAACTCGACCCAGAATCTGAGCTGGCCCCGCAATGGGATGTACACAGTTCGGAACTACGTCATTACCAACACGACCATCCCCCAGGAACTCAAGAACGCTCAAGCCGAGTTCGCTCGTCAGCTTCTAGTTGAAGACCGAGCCGGCGACGACGATCTGGACACCCTGGGAATCAAGCGATTGAAGGCCTCAGTCGTGGAGCTCGAGTTCAGCGGCAAGCCGAACAAGATCCTCCCTGATGCGGCCTTCCTTCTCATCCCCGAATCCTGGTACTCGAACGTCCGCGGACGAGCATCAGCATTCACCAAATTGACGCGAGCCTGATATGGGACTAGCCGACGTCGTAGCCAACGGAATCGCCATCGCCAAATCGGTGACGGCGGACCTCCAGGTCGACATCACTCTGGAGCCATGGTCTGGTGGATCATTCTCCGGCGGGTCCTCTTTTGGGTCGGCTGTCACCTACCCCGCCCTGGTTACCGACTGTCTCTTATACACATCTCCGAGCCCACG